CGCCAGGCCCCAACTCTAGAGCCGCCCCAGATGCAAGGCTGACCGCTTAACGGTCTCAGGTTCACCTTAGATGCTGGCGCTTTATGTTTTTACTTGCATCGGCAATCGCCTCACGCTTGGCACGATAGTCGCAGTACGCAATGGCGATAGACAATCCATCGGGCGTCAATGCGTAAGAGCTATCGGGCTTGGAATGCGTGAGACCGGTAGCATAGACCGTGTAAGCGCTACGGTCTTTGCCTACCCAATAGCTTCCAGCGTCATGCACTATGTCTGACTCTCCCATCTCTCCCCGGAATTTGTCACGGACGGCATCATGCGAACCGCCATGTTCGGAGAGAAGGAAAGCAACAGACTAAGAGCTTACGAGCTCCTAGGCAAGGTCGCCGGCATCGACCTCTTCAGAGAAACCACAAGAGTCGAACGCGTCGACCGAACCGCCGAGGATGTCGACCGCGAACTGAAGGCCAAGCTCCAGGCGCTGATGAACGGCATGACGATCGAAGGATCCGCCTCGAGCGTTCCCGCCGCGCCAGCTGCAGCGGCCAAGCCAACGCCCGCCACAGCCAAGCCGGATCGTCGACGCAAGCCAGTCGCGCGTTGAGTTAACCGGCGCCCGGTTAACGCTGGCGGTTAACAGGTTTCAGGTTGACGCTTCCCGCCGGGCAGCCGTCAACTGAAAACCAGTTAACGCTCGGCGCAAACAAAAACCCCGGCGCGATGGCCGGGGTTTGGCTTTCGGGTTGAACGCTCGAGCTAGGCGGCGAGTGCCTCTAGCACGTCCGGGCGTTCCGGGCGTTTGGTCCAGCGTGCGCGATGGCCGCGCCCTTGCTTAGTGAATAGCGATAGCTTGCGCGATCCGCGATAGTCGGGAACGCCAATTGGTGGCGCATAGTTAGGCGCGCGCCATGTTCCCGTGTATTGCACACGGCTGACTGCGACCAATCGGGCAGGATAACGCGCGGCGAGCGCTCGCACCAATCGGATTGCATCGGCTGCAGTGGCGGCAATGTAAACCGCCAGTATGCCGCCCTTGTCGCGCCGATAGACCGAAACTGAATAATGGTTCGATTCGTGACCAGGGCCGGACGAACCGGAAAAGCGGATTGTGTTGAAGCGACGGAATGTCATGCTGTCACCTTTGAGTAAACGGGCACGCCTAGATAGGTCGCGCCGACTGATTCGGTATTGTCCGCGCGCTCGCCGATTGCCTTAAGACAAGCGGTGCGAAGCGGCCCCGGTGTAAAGCCTCTAGCAATCGCAGCTGCAGGATCGGCACCGGCGTCAATGTCCTCGCAAACATCGGCAACGCGCCCAAGGTATTGCGGCAACGCATAGGCGTTGTAATAGGCGCGCGGGTCTTTCGCAGCGCGCGCCTCTTGCTTGCGGTCAAAGTCAGTTACCGCATGGTTGAGAGTCTGGCGAATGTTCACGCTGTCACCTCTTTCACTTGCACGTTCACGGTGCCGACTCTGCTAGTTAGAGTCTCGCCGCTAGCGTGTGGCCAAGTGTAGCGGCGCGCGCTGATTTTCTTGCAGACACTCGAGAATGTCCACACGCCGGGGTGAAACTGGAAGCTTGTGCCAATCGGCAACTCGCGGAAAGTCATGGTTCGGTTCCTTTTAGGGGTTTGGTCTAGTGAAGCGCGCGACAAGCGCGCGCTTGGCTTGATCAACCTTATTCGTCGCGCCAATTGATGAACATGATCTGCAGCAAGCCATAAGGCCGGAAAGTTACTGAGTCGCCATAGTTCTCAACACGCCCGCGAACGCCCGTCAATCCAACGGCGGCCTTGGCAGCTTTCATGAGTTCGCGACGATAGACCTTGTTTGCCTTGGCGTCCGGGGTTCGGTTATCTGGCTAGCGATTGCTGGTGTTAGGCGGTTGCCTTCTCGCGGCGATAGCTCGGGCTCTTGAGCAGATAGGTCTCAAGCATGTAGTTCGGCTCATTGCCGAGACGCATGCGCGCTTCGCTTTGCGCTTCAGCGTGTGTATCCGCCGCGGCGCGGTAAGCCTTAACATGTTCATTGTCGGCGCCGAGTCGCGCGCAGCATTCATTGAACGGGATCAGCGTGCTATCGAACTGACCAAACACAACGTCCATCGCAACCGAAACCTTGTTGCCAGTTGCCTGGATATGCGCGGCGAGCTTGCGGTTAGTGAGGGAAGGCAGAGACATTGGTGCGGTTCCTTTCAGGTTTCAACGTACTCACCCTCCTCTTAGGACCGATTCCAACCCCTATGGTCAACCTGGCCGGCTGTCAGCTGCAAGGCTTGAGGCTGTCAGCTCCAACCGACAACCTCCAAGGCTCGAGCCCGCCCAGATGCAAGGCCGACCGCTTCACGCTGTCCGCTTCAGATGAGAGCGTAATATCTCACGGCGCATGCCTGGTGTTAACGAGCGCCACTGTTCCTCTGTCATATCGGAACGGATAGCTCCAAGCGCCAGCGCTTCAGCATGCGTTGGCGTCTTAGTCGCGGTTTGGTAGGCCCAATACCATTCGTCAGCCATCAACGTCAGCCTCAACCGGTTGCGGATTGAAGGGACCAGCAACCATGCGCTGCTCGCCAGCGAAAGAGTCGGCAGCACGGATGACCAGCATACGCGCGCCAACCGTATTGAGGTTGAACACTGCAACCGATTCGCGGTGCAGAATCCAAACGGCAGTAAGAAGTGGGTTCGCTGCCGTGAAGGCGAAGAGTTCGCCGCCATCGCGCCCCTTCGTCACCGGAAGGCTTCGTAATGGCCGACGCCGCCACCAAAGGCCAGGGCTCCGAACGCCCCGATCCCGATTACTTCGACCCGGCCCTCGCAGCCTTCGTTCCGACCGAGGACGGCGGCGGGGAAGTCTACCTTGACGGGTTGCCGGAAGCGGCTGGCATCGACGCAACCGCCATGGAATTTACCGCCGACCTCTCCCCCCTGCTCAGCACTCAGGCGCTTGGCAAGGTCGGCACCGAAGTCTGCGAACTGACCGAGCAGGACGAGCGCTCCCGGCAGGAGTGGCGCGAATCCTACGCCCGCGGTCTCGCCCTCATGGGCCTCAATTACGAGCAGCGCACCGACCCGTGGGAAGGCGCCTGCGGCGCGTTCCATCCGATGCTGCTCGAAAGCGTTATCCGCTTCAACGCCCAGGCGATGACCGATTTGTTCCCGGGCGCGGGCCCGGTGAAAACCGAGATCGTCGGGCGTATCACCGACGAGAAGGAGCGCCAGGCCAAGCGCATCCAGACTGACATGAACTGGCAGGCCAGCGAGAAGATCACCGGCTATCGGTCCGAGACGGACATGATGCTGTTCAACTTGCCGCTCGCTGGCACGACTTTCCGCAAGCTCTACTTCGACCCGCTCCGCAAGTTCCCCGCGGCGGAATACGTGCTCCCCGAGCACGTCGTCATGCCCTACACCGCGGCGGGCCTCGACAGCACCCCAAGATTTGCGGTGATTTTGCCTAAGACCAAGAACTGGATCGAGGCGAAGCAGGCCCAAGGGTTCTATCGAGCGGACGTCGAAGTGGGCGAAGGCGTCACCGTCACCACCCCGATCAAGGAAGCCAAGGACAAGATCGAAGGCAAGCAGAACAGCAACACCTATAAGGACGCGCTGCACCGCCTCTACGAGAGCCACATCGACTGGTTCTTCGCCGAGGACCCGCTGGTCACCGACAACCAGCCGCACCCGTACATCATCACGGTCGACTCCGTCAGCCACAAGGTTCTGTCCATCCGCCGCAACTGGCGCGAAGGCGACCCGGCCATGGAGCGCCAGGTCAGCCTTGTCCAGCACAAGTACATGCCGGGCTTTGGGCCGTACGGCATCGGCCTGATAAACATCCTTGGCGGCCTGACCGAAAGCGCGACCAGCATCCTCCGCCAGCTCATCGACGCCGGCACGCTCTCCAACCTCCCCGCGGGCTTCAAGACCAAGTCTGCCCGCATCAAGGACGACAGCACCCCGATCGGCCCGGGCGAGTGGCGCGATGTCGATGTCGGCATGGGCGATCTCGACAAGGCGTTCCACGCCCTGCCGTACAAGGAGCCCAGTTCCGTCCTCGCGGCCCTGCTCGGTCAGGTCGTCGACGAAGGCCGCCGCATCGGCTCCGTCGCCGACATGAAGATCACCGACATGACCGGCCAGAACATGCCGGTCGGCACGACCCTCGCCATCATCGAGCGCTCGATGAAGGTCATGAGCGCCGTGCAGCAGCGGCTCTACGAGTCATTCAAGAACGAGTTCCGCGTCCTCGCCGAAATCATCGGCGATTTCATGGGCGAGATTCCCTACGAGTTCGAGACCGACCCCCGCGATCAGGGCGTCACCCGCGCGCAGGACTACACCAATAAACGCGTCAGCGTCATCCCGGTCGCAGATCCGAACGCCACGACCAAGGCTGAGCGCATCATGACGGTGCAGGCGGTGCAGCAGCTCAGCACCTCCGCGCCGAACATCTACGACCTCAAGGCCCTGCATCGCGACATGATCACGGTCCTCGGCAGCGACAAAGCCGACCTCTACATCCCACCCGACGAGGAAGTGCAGCCGGCGGACCCGGTGTCCGAGAACATGGCCCTGCTCACCAGCCGCCCAGTCCGTGCCGGAATCACCCAGGACCACGCCGCCCATATCACCGTCCACATGGCCGCCGCGCAGGATCCCAAGATCGTCGCCATGCTGACCAACAACCCGGCGGCGCCAAGCATCATCGCGGCGACCACCGCGCATATCCTCGAGCATCTCGCCTTCCAGTACCGCAAGGACATCGAGGAGCAGTTGGGCGTGCCGCTGCCACCGCCCGGTGAACCGCTGCCCGAGGACGTCGAGTACCAGATCAGCCGGCTCGCAGCCGCGCCGCCGACAAGCTGCTGCAGAAGAACGTTGCCGAGCAGAAGCAGCAGGAGATCATGCAGCAGATGCAGGATCCGGTCATCCAGAACGAGACCAAGGCGCTTGAGATCAAGGCCAAAGAAGCCGAGACAGCCCAGATAAAAGCAATGAAGGATTTGGAACTCCGCGAGATCGAGATCAAGGTAAACGCGGAACTCAAGAAGTCCGCGCAAGCAGATGAGCTGCGGTTCCGGCGTGAAGAACTGCAGACCAAGCGCGACCAGATCAACGCCCAGGGGCTCGCAAAACTGGCCGAGATCGACGCCGGCGTTCGCGCCGACAAAGCGCAGGCAGCCGCCGAGCTGGAACGCATCCGGGCCCACGCGGCCACGGAGCAGAAAACTGCCGAGCATAAGGCGCAGGTCAACGCGCAGGTTGCGCTGATTGAACAGGCGGGGCGTGACCGGGAAGCGCGCCACGCCGCCGAACTCGCCGACGCCAAGGCGGCCAGCGACGAGGCGCTGCGCAAAATCGACGCTGGTATAAAGCTGCTCGATTTGCGGATGAAGGAAATCGATTTGCAGGCCAAGCAGCGCGCCGCCGAGACGAGCGCCGCGCCCGCCAAGGACGCAACGTCGGAGAAGATCATGGAGGGGCTCGCTCTCCTCGGTGACCAGAACCAGCGGCTCGCCGAGATCATAGCGGCGCCCAAGGAAACTGTGATATCCCGTGACGAACAGGGCCGCGCGGCCAAGTCCACGACCACCATACGGAAAGGCTGATATAGATGCCTAAATCAACCCTCACCTGCAATTCCATCCTCGCGCTGATCTTCAACGCGACGGCGTGGGCCGATATCGCTCAGAATGACGGCTCCGGCCCGCTGACGGACCTCTATCTGTCGCTGCACACGGCAACCCCCGGCGTCGGCAACAACCAGACGACGAACGAAACCGCGTACACGAACTACGTGCGCATCGCGGTGGAGCGCACGACAAGCGGCTGGGATGTCCCGGCCTCCGGCGCAACGGCAAACGCGGCGCTGGCGCAGTTCGCGCAGTGCGGCGTGACGGGCGCGACAATCACCCATGTCGCCATCGGCACGGCCTCGAGCGGCGCGGGCACGGTTCTCTATGCGGGCGCCCTGTCGTCTTCGCTGGCGGTCGCCAACGGCATCCAGCCGCAGTTCGCTGCGGGCGCACTGACGGTGACGGAGACCTGATCATGACGACCTACACCTGCAAGCACTGCGGCAAGCCCGCGAAGATTGTAAATGGCAACGCGGTCGTGCCCTGCGGGCACAAGGGCGGGCTGATCGCGCATCTTACCGCCGTTGCCACTGGGGACGGCGGCGTCAAGTGACCTTCACCAACGTCGCCCAGCTGGCTGACGCACAGACGGAGCGGTCGAAGTACCTCTCGTTCCGCAAGCTGCCTGCTGTCGTGACGGGTGCCGGGACATGGTACGACTATTCCATGGCGCCGGGCAACCCGACGCCGCAGTACTACGCCGCGGCGCCGTTGACGGCGCAGACCATGGCACGTTCGACGGACGGCGGCATTCAGCACGGCGGCAACGTCAGCCCGCTGTCGAAATATCTGAGGAAGCTCACGCTGATGTCGGTCGCAGCAGCGGGCGTTCCGCAGCGCGTCTACATGCTCGACTACCTCATGTTCTACCCGTTCGTGGACATGGGCACGCCCGACCAGCAGGACATGATCAACGTCCAGACGCTGCCGCGGTACGCCACCGGCGCGGGCGTGCAGATGATGGCCATTCTCGTGGCGCCGCATGGCCTCATCGGCGATACGTTCTTCGTGACCTACACCAACCAGGACGGCACCGCGGGGCGGGTGACCCCGCTGCACACAATGTCGACGGCCATCGCGGTCAACGGCACGATCCTGACGACGCAGCAGACGGGAGCAAGGCGGTTTGGCCCGTTCCTGGCGCTGCAGGCCGGCGACACCGGCGTGCGGTCGATAGAGGCCGTGCAATGCACTGCTGGGACCGACGTGGGGCTGTTCACGCTGGTGCTGGTGCAGCCCTTGGCTGAAATGACTGTGCGTGAGATCACGGCACCCACCGAGGCGGACTTCTACCTCACATCGGGCGGCAAATTGCCCGCCATCGTGGACGACGCCTATCTTAACTTCATCTCGTGCCCGAACGGATCGCTGACCGGCGTCCCCCTTTTCGGGGACGCGACATTTATCTGGAACTGAGGAAACATGGCCGGCTTCACATCGCTCGACGACCTCATCAACGAGATGACTGTCAACTCCAAGTTTGTTCGCGCGGACTGGAACAAGTTGACACACGCAGTCGGTACTCAGGCGGCGGGCCTCTGGTACGCGCTCCCGCACGCAACCGGCAACCCCCCGGCCATGACGCTGGGCGCGGTCGGCACAAACCTTGCGTTCCATATCGCCTACGACCGGACCGCCGGGGCAATCCCGAACGGCGGCTATGTCTCGCCTGACACCAAGCACATTCTCAACGCGAGCGCGTTCTCCGCCGCTGCGACAACTATGCCTGCCATATTCATGCTGGTCGATATGCTCGGCTGGTATCCCGTAACGTCCACAACCACGACCGGCAACCAGGCCCTGGTGAACCTCAAGACCTTCACCGCGACGGCGGCAACGCCGACCGTGCTGACCCTCGCCGCCGGCTGGGACATGCAGACGGGTACGCCGATCCGGTTGACGACAACCACCACGCTTCCGGCGGGGCTGTCCCTTGCCACTACGTATTACTGGAACCGCCTGACGGCCACGACCGGCAACCTTGCGACTTCCTATACCAACCTTGCAGCGGCCACTTACGTTGCCGCGTCGGATACCGGCACCGGTACTCATACCGCAACCCTCTACCT